CGCAAGGTTGAGTGGGTTGTCGGTCTTGCAGGACAGGAATACGAGGAAGGTGAGAAGTAGGTTGGCGTCGTCTCCGACGAACGGGGTCTCACGGCTCTCGTGGAGAACCTCGTTGATGCGGTCCAGTAGGAACCGCTCTCCGAGGCACTTGCCGATGGTCGTTGGGTCAATGTCACCGTAGGTGGACGACTCGCCCTCAAGTGACATGACCTCTGCGGTCGTTTTGTCTTCCATGGTGGCGACGACATAGGTTCCCTCACGGAGAATCACGCCAGCCTTGAGCATCGTGGTAGTGAACTCACCTTTGAGTTCCTCGTCCTTGAGCGATGACTTGGCCAGCCGAGCGATTGAGTGCTGAGACAGGACATTGACCTTGCCTTTGGGTTCACCGTCCACCTCAGCGCTGAACTCCATGCGTCCCTTGGTGGACGACAGGAAGGTCAATTTCACGGGCAAGTCTGCGGCATCAAATAGGAAATCGGATGAAGACTCGGTTGATTGGTGGACGACAATATCGGGGGCCATGCTCACCTCAAGCCCACCCCCACCCTCTTAACAATGATGCAGGCCACCCCCTTCTCTCTTTCATACATACATGTTGTCTATTGTGTGTGTGTGTTAGTGTGTAAGTCTGTTTCAATCATTGGGGGTAGCCCCCCTATGGGGGGCTAATGATTCGGACATTTTCGGATTTTTGACCTTGAGAGTGCTCAGAAACTATCGGTCGTGCGTTTCTTCATGTCTCGTTTTGTGAAAATGTCCCCATCATTAAACGGGGGTCGGGAGTGCCGCAGAGCCTATGTTTCAGTCGGGTGCGACACCCCCTAATTGACAAAGGCGCAAGCGCCCTTGCCGCCATATATGCGAGTCTCCTCGCATTCGTCGCCCTCTGAGCAGACGGTGGGGCTTCCACCCACATGGCCTTGTATTCCATCCGAGGGGCCACACCCATATAAAAGTTCCGATGGCCGATAGGTTCATATAGGGGAGACCCATACGATAGATTGTTGGGGCAACAACCCCGACCGAAGAACCTCCCGAGTCAAATCGGGGGGGTGTAGTGCTCGGAGACTGCCCCAACGGGAAACCGTGGCGGGGGAACTGAGCATAACGAGACGCAACGAGCCACGCCCGACCGCCAATCGGGGGACGATGAGGTGCCTTAACGGCGCCCCTAACGAGGACCTCTCCACGGAGATGAAGATAAGAACCTCGCGCCTGTCAGCACCCCGTCTCGGCTACATACAGGACAGTCCCCCAAGGGGCGGTGTGTTTAGCGGAAGGTGAAATACCTACGAGCGGACGCATGGCGGAGCAATTCCACCGCCCTCATACACACCCAACCCCTTGGCGGACACCTCGTCGCACGCTCACCCGAACCGTGCACCGTGAAGGCCAAATAAAAGGCTGGTGCATGGGGGGAAGAGGTGAACCGTCGGCGGGGGTCCACCCATTCACAACGACAGGCCGCTTGCGAAGCGCAAAGTGGCCACGAGGTTCGCCGATTGGCGGCCCACGGAGAGCGTCATACGCGCCCCTTCGGGCGTCAATTCCCAGCCAACCGAATAGACTCGGTGGCGGCCAGCGATGCCCGCCGCTGATGCGAACTCCATCACATCACCAGCCCGAATATCAAAACGCTCGGGCAGTCCCTCCACGATGAACTGTTCTTGAGTTCGTCCATTGTTAGACAACATCAAGCGAGCGAACTGCTCGGCCTGCCTGTCATCTTGGACCGTGGATTCTTGAACGACCCGATGAACGGGTCTTCGTGGGTAGGCATCATCACCTTCGGGTGGGTAAGTGAATGAAACCCCAGCCGTGTTATTTTGCACAGTTATGACATTGAAAATGTCAAGGTCTCCCTTGACACGCTCCACACTCGTTGGGTAAAAGTCCTGTGGGACTGCCGTGCGAGGCATGCGCCCAGCGACCAGCGGGGTTAGGTTGGCGTCGTCCACCTCAGCGAGAGAGCGTAGGTGAATGTAGCCCTTGGAGTCTGCGTAAATCGTCATAGGCGCTGGCGCTATGTTGATGAAACCAAGCACAGTTTGAACTGCTTCCAACAATGTCTTGCCTTTGAGCACGAGACCAGTCGGAACAGAGACGAGGCTTTGAGTGCTAATACGGCCAATAGGTGGAGAGTATGACGATTGAGCGACGATGCCTTTTATGACGGAGGCGGCATCTCCTTGAATGAGCAATTCGTCGTTTAGGATAGTCTCGTTGGTTAGGAATCCCAGCGGGTCAAGGCATGTTAGAATGACCTCGTTCGTATTTTCTTCAAGGTCCGAAACGAATCCCGTGAAGATTAACGGAGGGTTTGCCCAGCGGCGTGGAGCGGCATAGACTTGGATTGTGTCTCCGATTTGAGCCACACCCGCTCTCCGACCGACGACCGATGAAATCCGAACGGTGAGCCGACGAGGGGCGTTGAGTTCGTGACGAGATGAAACCGAGAGAACTCCGTGAATGGATTTGCTCCCGTTGAGAACGACCGTGGGTGCTCGTGGTGTTGCCTCGTCCGAGGCTATTGGCCCGTATAGGTTGCGGAAGAATACTTGGCGAGAGCGGACGAAGAATACTTGGTGAGGCCACCCGTTGCGTAGTCCACCAAGTCTCATTTGACGAGGACGATTTGTATATTGTAAGCCCTCGGGGTTCCACCCGCCATCGCTGAATCCGAGTTCTCCAAGATTGAAGGTCGGAGATGGTAGGATGGTTGATGGATAATTGCCCTCTGTGGGGCCGCTGGTGAAGGCAAAACCCCCTCGGGGGCCTCCACCCCTACGATTCACAATATCATAGCGGTCGGGGAACGGAGAGGTGCCGAGATAGCCATAGCCCAAACCAACGGTCTTAGCGGTGAGGTCTCCATGAAGGTGAGGGTCAAATGGTCGGGGAACGGAGAGGCTCGTGTAGCAAGTCGTGGTAGTTTTGTCAAGCACCCAGCCACCCACTTCGTTGGGGAATGGGATGAGACCAAGGCCGAAGTCACTTGGATAGTGTGCGGGGCGCTCCATGAGTTCTTTCTCAGAAGGCACGGAGTTCATCGCAGGCGCAGGGGCGCGTCGGATTCGCTCTCGTTGCGTATCAGCCCATATTCGTGAAGCCCAGCGAGCCACGGCAGTCCGTGGGCGCCTTGGGTCTTGTCCCAGCCTCTCAACCTCGTCCAGTAGGACCTTGGGTGGGGTGATGATGAACGGGTCGTCCACGGGCGCTCTGACGATGCGCTGAAAGCGTTCGGTCTCGTCGCCCATGCCTCAACGATGGGGGCACGGGTTATTGAGCCTTCACGACCATGTGGCGTCGTGCTTGCACTCGTCGCAGACGGTCTCGTTGCAGATTTCAGCGTCGGAGTCGGTGCACAGGGGGCACTTAGACACGAAGAGGTCTGCTTGGTAGCCCCAGCCTTGGGGGAACTTGACGAGGGCGGCGGAAATGCCTTGGCCTCGGATTCCAGCAAACATGAGGTTCGCCATCTTCATGTCGTTGAAAGTCTTGACCCTTTCGTCTCGCAGTCCACTCGCTTCGTAATTGTTCTTGGTGCCTTCGTCCAGCACGATAACGCCGTTCGCTCGCATCAGTTCTTGCAGGTCGGTTTGATTGTCCATGTGTAGTCGTAGCACACACTCCTATATTAACCTACCGCTCAAAACCAATCGGGAGTAGGCGTATATTCACTCCAACAACCCCCGTCGGTGGTCAATCACGGGAGCGTAGTCAGTCTCGCCGCAGGCAAGCGCCAAGGCGTTGTGTTGCATGGGTATCGTTGCGTTCATCATCACCATGAGGGACACGGCTTTCATGATGTAGCGGGCTTCGGTCGGGACATGAAAGGCCACGACCCCAAGGGGTTCGTCGTCGGGTTGGGGGTTGTTCATGTCTCCCACTTGAAACCACACCTATATTTAGCCTACGGTCAATATCATTCCGCCTATAACTGTCGCTTGAGCCAGCGTGGAGCCTCTTGCACATTGTCCTTGAACCAAGACGGGAGCAGATGCCCGCTGGTCCGAGCGAATCTCGCCCAGCCTCCGTCAAGGATGAACAGGTGCCCCACATCTTCGGGGCTACGCACGACGCGCCCTGCGCCCTGCACGATGGAGAGCGCCGTCTGCAATTGATACCACTTTTGACACGGTGCAGGGCAGGTGAAGCCAGCCCCGCACAGTTCGCCGCTATATTTGCTGGGAGGCTCGTAGGGACAGGAGGGAGTGGCTTCGTGGACCTGTCTCCATGCGAGTTCATCTTGCATCATTCGCTCTGCGATAACGGGGTCCTTGGTCGGTAGGTAAGGAACCTTGAGGATGCACAGGAACTCGGCCAGTTTGCCCTTGAAGTCAAACCCTTGCCCGACATAGGTGCTGATGAGAACGAGGTCATCTCGTTCGCTGGTGAAGAACTCGTTGAGCACTTCGTCCCGAGCACGAGCGTTGGAGTCGTGAGTTCGGATTCGGTCTCCGTGCCCAGCGGCAATCAATCCATCCACCACCTCCTTGCGTATCGCATGGCTATGCGGTAGGATAACCCCACGCTTGTGAGGGTGTTGATTCAGAATTGCATCAAGCGCCTTGACCTGCTTCGGTATGGTGTGCTTGCGCTTTCCCCACGACATGGACCCACAGGGGACATAATGCACATTGAAGTTCTCCTTTGGGAACGGTGATTTTGTGATGTTGATGTAAAGTGTGCGCTGGTCCTCAAGACCCAACCCGTGAAGGAATGTGTCAATGTCAAGAACCGTAGCAGAGAGGAAGATGCGACGCTCTGCTACACTCTCAAGAATCTCAGCGGAGTAGTTCCGAACCCGAATCGGCTTGATAATGAGGAAGTCTCCCCAACGGTTGTTCTCAAACGAGATGTGAACATTGTTCGGCTGAACGAGCACCTCAAGTGCAGTCTCCATTTTGGAGACCGCTTCCCTAATTCGCTCCACTTCCTTCTCAGACTTTGTAAGGTTGAGGTCAGCCTCGGCTTTATCCAAGACCTTCCTTGCGACCTCAATACGCTCTTTGATTTCAGCCCGCCAATCCTTGGGGGTGAGGTGATTGGGGAACCGTCCTTTGCCGAACACGGTAGTCCATTCCTTGGCGGACAGACGGACCTCCAATAGGTCATGAATGAATCCCTCCATATCATGCGCCTCATCTATGATAGCGAACTCTCGTTGCTCAAACTTCGTGTAGCCACGCACG